TGAGGATGAACGGCCCGTATGTGACGTCGGACAACACGCCGAAGTCCCCCGCGACCGTCATCGTTCCATCGTCGTAGCCCTTCTTCGCGCCCTTGTAGAACACGCGCGGGAAGATGAGCTCGACGGTGTAGTTGGCTGCTCCGTTCGCGACGCCGCCCACCATCGGAATCCACAACGCGAACTCGTTGCCGGCGAGCAGATCCGTGCGATGCGACGCGTCCTCGACCTCGAATTTCGCCTTGAGATCGCACGAGTACTTCTGCCCGCGCTGGATGCGGCCGACGTTGCCCGATGGGTCTCCGCACTTGTAGACCCCCTTCGCGTTGTTCTTGAACTCGAAGGAGAAGTCGACCAACGATCCGGAGAGTTCCGTCGCACCCGTGACAGTGGTCCCGTTATACGAGCCACCCTTGTGGATCTTCAGGTCCCCGTACGTCAGGTAGCTCTCATTCACGCGCGCCGGCTTCGCCGAGGCGTCGGCGGCTTCGGTGCCGGCTCCAATGAGCGCCGCCTCAAACTCGACGAACTGCCCGCGCGCGCCGGACAGCTTGAATCCGCTGCAGGCTACTCCCGTGTACAGCGTCTGATTGCTGCCGTCGTTCTCCGTCATCGTCCGATAGATCAACTCGACGACGGTCTTGTCGACCTCCAACTTGTGTTTGTAGGCCGTAGTCGCGCCCACGGCCGACACGGTATCCTTGCCCATCGCCTGGGACGCAAACAGGCCGACCAAGTGAGGGAACGCCTTCGATTTGTGCGAGCCTTCAAACTTCCGCGTCAACAGCCGATGCTGAGTCGGCAGCAACTCGCCGTTGATCTCGTCGTCGTTCAGGTAGACGGTCTCGGGCTCGGGCTCCAGCGGTTCGCCCGTGAAGTAAAGGAGCGTGTTGACGGCCTGGGCGGTCGCGATGTCCGCTTGTTTCGCGAGCGAGAAGGCCCGCCACGCTCCAATGATGTTCTTCGGCATCCGCTATTTCTCCTCCTTCGCCGGAGTTGCCGGCGCGAAGTACATCGGGTAGCGATCGAGCACCGCGGCGGCTTTCTCGCCGTCGAGCACATCTCCCGCCTTGTAGTAGCCGCGGAGGTCGCTGTCGTAGAGCTCCACCGGCATCCTGCATACTGCGCGCTTCTTCATAACGACACCACCTTAAAAATCTGACATTCGGTCGTGCTGATCGCGAAGACGTGCGGCTTCTCCTCGATGGTGGTCGCGCTGGTTACGACCTCCCCCATCAGCACGGTGTTGTCTCCCAGCGGATTACCGGAGCGGCGCGCCTGGTCCAGCACCACATCCACCGCGTCACGCAGCTCGCCGGCCTGGCGCAACGCGTCTCGCCGGGTCCTGGCCTTCGTGATCACGACGATACTGAGCGGGATATCGATCTCCCGCTCCCCCGATGTCCATGGCGCCTTCCGCGCCGGCTTGAGCTGTGCTGAGACAGCGATCGCCGGCAGTTCATCTGCGCGGAATCCCTGCGTCAGCTTGTCGCCGGAGAAGAGGCACTCGCGGACAGACGTCTCGATGGTGCGCACCTGATTGAGCGTCCCGGCCGATGCGAGCATCTCGACCAGACGATCCTCGACTTCCGCGCAGTAGTCGCTCACGCCGCGCTCTCCTTTGCGAGCTCCTCCTGGATGATCGCCACGTACCGCGGCAGGAACTCCGCGATCGCAGCGGCCCAGTCTCCGCGGGGCTTGATGCCCTTGATTACGGCTCGCCGCCGCACGATAGCGAGTCCGTTCTCATCACTCGCGCCCCAATACAGCGCCTTCTTCGCGCGCGGCAGGATGAGGATCGGAGTCTTCCGCGGACCGTAGACGCCGGTTCCCTCTTCGAGATACTGCGCGTATTTGAGCCACGTTCCAACTCGCCCCTCGACGAGGTCTTTCGAGATCTCCTGGATTGCGACATGAACGCTGCGCACCAGGGTGCTCGTCTTCTTTGGGAGGCGCTGCTGCACCAGCCGCAACAACTCGAACGCTCCGCGCCGGATCGCCCGCTTCGGGACGCGGCGAATCCGTTCCCCCTGGCCCGTCAGGAGGGACCTCACCTGAGCCAGCAGCGCATCCGGATTGTCCCAATCGAAGGAGAGCCGAGACTCCATGACTATCAGTCCTCGACCTCTCCGCCCGCAGCCTGGTAGCCGGCCGCGCTCGCCTCCCAGCGAGTACGCGCGCGCTCAGCGGCCCGAAACACAGAGGCGAGGCTGCGATACCCGGGATGGCTGATGAAGTCCGGCCCCTGCCACCACCAGCCGTCGCATTGATTGCGGCCGATGAACATGCGCAGGCGCTCATGCTCATAGGAGTCGGAGCCGAGCAGCTTCCAGCCACGCATTACGAGCGGCTTCTCGGTCTCGATCGAGACGGGCTGGAGCGGCGCGAAAGTCGGGCGCAGCACGAATAGCCAGAGATTCCCGGTCAGAAGGATGCGCAGACGATCCAGCCATCCGCATCTCCATCGCGAGATCACCGTTCCGTCCTCGTGGACGTACGACGGGAGAGGCTGATACTGCGGCTGGTCTTTCGCCCACACCGTCTCGGGCAGCGTGTCGCCCGGAATGACTGGGGACGCCGGCTTAAGCGCCATGCTTCCTCTCTTTGGGTTCGATCGTCTGAGTGCGGAACGATCCGTCGACCCAGGTGTAGAACCGATACCAGACGCCGCCCAGCCGGATCTTTCCGACTCGCGGCTCTACGCTCCATTCCTTCATGTGGCCTCCTTGATTGCGATCACCTGTTCGATCGAAAAACCAGAGCAATGCACCCGAATCCGCACCGAGAGCAGAATCCGAGCATCAACCACACGCGCCCAGTGCAGAGAGAATCGACCGCGGCGCGATATCCATCCGGACTCACCATCCGCCGCGACATCGTCGCGGTAGTCGGCGGGAGCCCCGATGATGACGCTGAGACTCAAGCCTCCGGCTGGAGCGGCCATCTCAACGCCACGAGTGAGTAACTGCGCAGCAAGAAATCACGCTCACACACCGCGTCGCCCTGATTGCCTCCCAGCAGTCGCACGGAGCCAGGCCCGGCCGCCACCCACATGCCTACGTGCGCCTCGCTCGTTGCTCCGGCGGGCCGGACGGGGACGTCTCTGCGCTGCACGACGGCGATCGCGCCAGGTCGCGGCTCGCTCTGAGCGCCCCAACTCCGCCAGGCGGGCGCCCAAATCGCGACATTCTGCCCGAGCGAGTTCTTCGGGCAGGCGCGCGGCGGCTGGCACTGGTGCATACACCAGCCGACGAATGCTCCACACCACGGCGTCTCGTCTGATGCCGTCGTGTAACCGCAGGAACGGAGGTATTCGAGAATGCGCGGATTTGCCGCTCCTCCCACCATCTCTCGCTGGCCGATCTCGCGCCGCGCGACCTGCAGCCACTCTGGCTCATGCGCCGACATTGGGTTTGCCTCCCGTCTTGCCGGCGAGGTACGCGCCGAACTGGATCACCACTCCCGTCACGATGGTCTCGACCGCTCCCTGCGACGCCTGCAGCGCGAGCGCGATCGCCCCGAGCGCCGTCGATCGCCCGTCCGCGTTCTCGCGCGCCGCAACCCATCCGATTCCGGCGACGCATAACGCCGTCAGGAGTTGCGCCCATGCACTCCAGTCGCAGTCGATGAGCCGCTCCACCGAGAACCTCGGTAAGGCGATCGCGATCGCAGCAATCGACCCGGCAATGGTGGCCTTCGTCTTCGCGTCTGTGGCCACGTTCCGCACCGCGCCCGTGATGACGGAGACGGCGAGCTTCTTCTTGAGGCCGTCCAGCATCATTTTCCCCACCCAAACATGAGGCTGATGATGTAGGCGCGGTCCGCCGTATTCGCGTTGACAACGCGGAAATTCGGGATCGCGAACCAACCCTTTTCTCCGGCCGCGCCAGGCAGCCGCAGAGGAACTCCAACTCCGGGGACCCAGGCCCATCCCGTGTTGACGGCCGTGGTCGACATTCCGACGCTGCCCATCAGATAGACCGGGATGCCGGCGACCTCTTTCACTTTTTGCGCGACTCCGGACGTGATGTTGGTCTGGGTGCGGAGCGGCTGCAGCGACGTCGGGAGCACATCGGCCACGGTGATCGCATAGGTCGAGTCGGTCAACCGTTGCGCGTCGAGAAACGTCCCGCCGATCTGCGGCGAGCCGGCCGGATTGTACGCGACGCCGCCGGCGACGAGATTGCCGACCTGCGCCGAGGCCGACAAACAGAACAGAGTCGAGATCATGACCGCGATGAGAATGACGTGTCTCACACCAATTCCTCCAGTTGTTGCCGGGCGAGCTCGCGCATGCGCGCGTCCTCGGCCGGATCGTTTGCGATCGCCTCAAGCTGATCCCTGGTCAACATCGGCTCCCTCGGCGCCGATACTCGCGCCTGGCCGTGACCAGAGCGGAGCGCCTCGATCGCGCGACGCTCCCGCTCGGACATACGCCGGAAGCGCTCCGTCTCGCAGCGGAGCATCCAGTTCCAGCAGAATCGGCCGAAGTTCTTTGGCTTCCGCCGGCAGATGTCGGACTCGACGTACTCACGCGCGAGGCGCATCTCTCGCTCGACGTCGACGACGTCGCCGAACCGATCCGTGATCGCCACATGTTGTTTCGTGGTCACTAAGCATCAGCCTCTATCTGCCGGCGAATCGCGCTCAGGATCTCCTGGCAACGCTTTCGGTCCTCCAGCAATTGCACGATCCGGGCCTCCAGGCGATCCAGCGATCCATCAACGCCGTCAGTCGCGACGCCTGCCGCCAGCGCGGGGGCGTCCGTTCCAGGGTGCGGCAACAGGCAATGTAGGCGCTGTGCTCGCGTCGTGAAGCTGATCAGCATTAGTTCCTCCATCTCTCACACCACGCCGACGCGCGGCCGCCGGTAGCGGTTGATTGCTCGCATCGCGGCGGGCGCGAGAGGCACCTGGGCGTATGTCGTCGACGATCCGGAGACGGAATTCGACTCCGCGACGATCCCCTGTTTCGCGAGCGTGTTCTGGATCTGCACCACCTGCGCAACGCAGGCGAGTGCAATCTCTCCCGGCACCTGCGCGTAGCCGTACCGATGGCTGATCCTGATGTTCTGTCGGCCCGCCGGAAACACGCGGCCAAACGAACGCAGGCGCGGCTCATACTCTCCGTTCGTCTTCCACGCGATGTGATGCGTGTAAATGGCGAGCTCTGCTGGATCGACGCTCTCGCCATCGATCGCGATCGCGGACACCGAGACGATCGGCGTGTCGGGTAGGCGCAATTCCTCGGTCCCATCGCCGTCGTACAGCCCATCGATCCGTTCCAGCAGACGGAACTGGCACATGCCCCGCTGGCCCTGGATACACGCCGAGGCTCCAAGGATCATGCGCCGATAGGTATCGTCCATTCCGGTGTCGTCGGCGCCGACCCCCAACAGCTCTTTGAGCATCGCCAACGAGCAGAGCGGATAGACCTCTTCAATCGGAGGCCACGCCCCGAGATGAAACACGGCTGACTCCGAGCGCGATCCGTCTGCGGTCACAACCTCGACGGTCAGGTCGACCTCTCGGCCGTCGAACGCAGGGACCACAACATGGATCTCACCGGGTATCACGAGGAACGGGCTCGCGAGTGTCTCCCGCGAGCCGCTGCCAAACGAGACGGCGGGCGTCTCGCCGAAGTCGCCTGCGATCGCAAGCACCGTGCCCGGTGCTCCCGACGTCGGAGTGATCGTGATCGCCATCGCCGCCTACTGTTTGCTTTTGCCTTCCGCCTTCCGGCGGATCTCGGCGATCAAAACGTTCGCCGGCCCGACCTCGTCAAACATGCGGATCGGATGGATGTCGAGATCGATCCCCCGAACGAACTCTTCCGGAACGGCGACCGCCTGCTGCGCCGGCACGCGGGTGTTGCCCAGGGTGAACGATCCGGTCGCGGTCGTGAGCACTGCGTATTTCGCTTTCGTGGTGTTGGCCATATGGCCTCCTTTCAATTCGCTGGTCTAACCTCTCTCCTCAGTGGCGCGCTCTAGGAGCGCACAAGGCCGTGATTGTAGATCGCGATCGCGTCCGCATTCTCGATCTGCGCGTCGACGCGCATCGAGAGCACGAAATCGGTGCAGCGCTTGCGCGGCTGGCGGGACGGCTCGATCTTGATGGCGCGATGCACGCCGAAGATGAGATTGCGGACATCCGTCAGCATGACCACCGTCCCGTCGGTGTAATTGACAGCCGAGTACGTGAACGACGCGTCCGTCTTCAGCATCGGGACCCGAAGGTGTGCGATGCCACGCGCCGGAACGTCCTGGATGCCGGTGATCGACGCCCAGGCATTGGCGTAGCCCTTGTTTGCGAGCTCGTCGTTATAGTCCAGGTACAGGTCCGGATGCAGAATCAACCGCAACTGACTCGTGTCCTGCCGGAACTTGGTGGGCAGCGCCTTGAGGAGGCGCGTCACCTTGCGAGCATTCGGCCCGGGCCAGTAGCGATCGTCATCCCCCATCGCCTCGATGACATGAGCTCCACCGTTGACCGCGAGTTTGAGCCACCCGTCGAAACGATCGAGGATGCCGGAGTCCGCGATCCCCGTATCCGCATGGATGGCCGCTTGGTCGAGCTCGTTGGCCGCCGAGCGCGCGATCATGCCGAGCAGATGTTGCAAGAACGCGTCGCCCTCGATGTTGTCCTCCAGCGTATCGTCGCCCACCGAGACAATCGCAAGGATCTCTTCGGCGTCGAGCTCGATTTGGGTCGGGCCAGAGACGCTCACCGTGTCGCCGGGGTCGACTCCCGGAGTTCCCTTGACCAACACATTCCCGCCCAGCCCGATCTTGTCGATCCGGTACTTCTTGTCGGGCATGGTGATCGTACGGCAAGCCTTCAGCGCCACCGACTCATCGGTGATGTAGTCGATGAACTGCTGGGCCTCCGTGATCGCAAGCCCGTAGGTCCATCCCGACGTGGAGATCGTCGTCTTGCTGAGGCGCTGGCCAGCAGACAGTCCGGACACTTCGCTCAGGAATTTCGCGAATTCCGGGAACTTGGCGCCAGAGTTGTCGGCCGCGCGCGCGCCACCGGTAGCCTTGATGACGCGCGAGCCGACCGACGTCTTCTCGATCTTCTCGAGCCGATCCGTCAGCTCCTGCAGCTCGGGCGCGATAGCCTTCGCGATCGCGTCGGCGTCGGGCGGGGTGACGGGACTGGCCTTCTCCGTCCTACTCTTCTCGACCGGTTTTACCGGGTCAGAACCAAAAACCTTGGACAAGGCCTGATTCAGCCCCTCCACCATTGCATCGATGTCGGCCTTCGCGAAGCGCCGTTCCGCCGCGGGCTGCGCGGATGCGGTCTTTTCGACAGGGGTGGCGGCCGGCGCAGCCGGCTCCGGAGCTGTCTTTTCGACGGCGTCGGTGATCACGACCGTCGTCGTACCTCCGCCCGTTGGCTCGGCGTCGGACCGCCCGTCGTCGGTGACCTCCTTCGAGGTCGAGGTGGACACCCATTCGCTGGTACGCGTGGTCTGCGCTTTCCCCAGCGCCTCTCTGATGGTTTTGGCGAGGCGTTTCGCCAGAGTTTCTTTCACTTCGTTCTCCTTTGCGACCTTAAAAAAGGTCACCGTTGCTTCGGGGTTTGCAGGGCGCAGGTTGTCCCCGCGCACCAAACTGAATTCATCGATCTTGAGGTTGCGAATGCGATTGGGCATCAGATCTTCTCGGCCTGGCCGGAACCCCCTATCGAGAATCCGCTGATCTCTCCGTCGCGCGCGGCCTGGCGCAACTCGTCGGTCAACAACTTCACGCCGACGTACCAACGCAGGCGGCCGGCGAGAAAATGAAAGGTGCTCTCGACCAGCACCACCTCGGGTTCGTCGCCGTGGTTTTCTCGGATGGTCGCCTGCTCAGCGTAGTAGGACTCCATGAACTCGTAAACCGCTCGTACGAGCTCTTCCTGGGGCACGACATCTCCCTGGAGATCCACGATGTCCGCCACCGACGCGTAGCCCCAGATGATTCCCAGCTCATCCGATTTCTGAATGAGCTGATCGAGTTTGACGAACCGCTGCATAACGCACGCCCTAGTAAGGCTGCGCCTCCGCCCACTTGATTTGGATGCGCGCAACTCCGGTAATCGCATCGGTCGAGACCGTGAGCTGCTCGGTGGCTCCGCCCCCATTCCGCAGACGGACACCGCGAAGCGAAATTGTCTTCTCCCCTCCGGCCGCTATGCGATACTTTCCGAGTTCGGCGCCGGAGCCGGCGTTCGAACTGTGGAACGCCTTCGCGCGCGCGGCCACCAGGCCAGCACTCATCGGCGTAGGCGTCAGGGCGGTGGTGCTCGCCGCCGTACCGCCTCGCTCGACGGTAACCACGCAGGCGACCGAGCAGTACACGGTGGCGAGATCCATCCAGATCACCTGGCCGCTCGCGGTGGCGGGCTGTGCGATCGTGACCGCCTCCGCGGCTCCGCTCAGCGTCGTCTCTTTTGCGGCGACGTAGTGCTTGGTGACCTCCGTGCTGTCGAAAACGGACGCCTGGCCGAAGGCGATCATCGCCAGCAGCCCGAGCATGATTGATAGCTTCATCGTCGTCTTCATCGTTTGCGCCCCTCCTGGAGCGAACCCACAATAGCCACCGCGGGGCCAGAAGTCCGTTTAGGAACGTTCCAAAACAGGCAGCCGCCCAACGGGGCCTACCTCTGCATCGAGCCGCGTGCAGCGCCTCCGTTGCGGAGACGGCGCGCGCCGGCCGCCCCCGTCGTAAAACTGAACTCCCGGGTATCGCCGGCGCACATGACCCGCCCATAATGCAGGGTCTCCGGAGCCAGACCTCCGACCAGGCGCGAGCGAGTTGCCCCACCGGCCACGATCGGAGCGCTCGCCGATACGGCCGGATCGACCGCGGCCACGAGGGACCAGGCGGTGAGCTTGCTGTGCAGCGAGCGATCAACGCTCACCTCCAGCGTGCAGGGGGTCGACGCGATCGGGTCGGTCAGAGACCAGCTCACGGTCGCGGAGGTGGCGGCGGCGCCGATCGCCAGCTCCCGTATCATCGGCAGCGTCGCGGGATTGACGCCGACCGCGCTGCCGTCGCTCGCGGCCGCCGCGAGAGGAGATTCGGCGCTGAGCGCATAGTCGTCGCCGGATGGATCGGTCCAGCCGACCCAATTGCCGTCCCACTGTTCGCGCGTCGGAAAGTGATTATCCTGGCAGCCGGAGCAGTTGAACCAGGACGATTGCGATCCGGGGAACGTATTGTGGGTGACGATGAGCGTGCCCGTCACTCCGGCGTTCAGGGTCGCACCATCCGACCCGTACCCGCTCATCTTCCAGCCATACTGACCGCGCGGCGTAAGGTTGTTTCGGAAGGTCAGATTCTGGATCGGGATCGCGCCCTCCAACTGAATACCGCCGCCCTGATCGGCGTCCGACTGGTGGAGGTAATACGTCGTGTTGTGCTCGACGACCACGTCCTCCTGGCCGGAAATGAGCCGGCCAAAGTAGATCCCGGCCGCGGAGTTGGAGCTGAACCAC